TAATTTATGCATCCACCATTTCCAAGGTTTATTGTGTTCTTTACTCACTTTACTCCAAGCCATAATTTTATATTTTAGTTTTATTAATCCGTACTAATAGTTTTTAATTAGTTAAAAAAAAGGGGCTTTTACACCCCTTTAAATTTAGAAAGGTAAATCATCTTCGTTAATTTTTGCTTTAGGGCCTCCTTGCGCTTTTGTTGCGCTTTCATTATTAGGCTTCCATGTATCAACAATAAGGCTTACGCCTCCGATTTTTGTGCGCCATATTCCAAACTTTAATTGATTGGCCCCGTTGTATTGGGTATAATGATTTTTTGCCTCTGGCGAATCTAAAAATGCTTTTAATTCGTCTATGGAAACAACCCCGCTTGAAATTAATGTTTCCGGCTGCTTTTCGTTTTTTGGAAATGTTCTAATTCCATTTAAAAAAATAGTACTTTTTTCTTCTGCCATAATTATTTTAATTTAATTTGATTATCGTTTATTTTTTGTAATACTTCGCATATTGCCTCAGACGAACCGGTTATTGTTATAGAGGCTTGCGTAACGCTTTCATATATAACCTCCAAGTGGTCTATTGTTGTGGTTTGGCTCATAATGAAAACGCGGTATTTAATTGATTTTTGTATTCTTTTTTCATTCTAAATGATTTAATTACGTTTTCAGCTTGTTTGGCGTTACCTTTTAAAGCCGCAGTCAATTCATTTTCTTTAAGCCATGGCCGGGTATCTTCTTCGTATTTTTTTTGAGGCTTTTTTATAGCCTTTATTTCACTTGAATCCGAACCCTCTGGTAAATCTTCACCGGCATATATGTAATGGCCCAAACCAAACATTGCAAAGTTCTTTACTAAGCATCGCATAATCGTTTTATTGACATCAAACATTGAAGCCGCTTCAACTTCTTTTTGAACATCTGGCGCACCATTCCAACCTTTAACCATATAATTATAAGGCAATGCCTTCATGGCTTTATTAGCGCCATTCATAACGGGCAGCCACATTTCCAAAGTTTCGCCTTCAATAGTTACTGAAGTGCTGCATAAATAGCCTAAAATCGGATCTTCAATATATGGCTTGTTTGTTAATGGGTCTTTGTACACTTTATATGACGCGTTTGGATATGCTTTTTTAACCTCGGCCCACGCCCACGCCCATGACAAATAATTTAAGCCTTGCTTTTGCTCTACTTTGTCATTTACGTTAATGGCAGATAGCGTTTCAAATACTGATTTTGTTTCATTCATAATATTTTGGTTTAAGTTGTTAAACAGTAATTTCTAATCCTAATTCCCTAAGTTTTTCAACATCTAAAATTGTTAATCGCTTAGGATCGTCTAATTTGCTTTTTAAAGTAGGCATAGTAACACCTAAATGTTTGCAAATATCCCTTTTTAATAATTTTTTGAATTTAATTTGATCTTTTAAAGTCATGTTATATATATTTTATACAAAAATAAAAAATTATTTTTAATATAAGCTATATTTTTAAAGTATTTTTTAAAAAAAAAGATGGGCAGCAACTTAAAAAGCTACCACCCATCAGGCAAACAAAAAAGGAATCTTAATTAATTATACACTAAGGGCAGAAAGTAAATCCGGTATCAATAATAAATCCTGCGTTAGGCGTTTCTACTGTTGTTTCACCTTGTACCGTATAAAATTCTGATCCAACTCTAACTCTATCGTGAATAAAAAGCGTTATTTCGCTTGCCGTTTGTTGGCTTCTCCAATTTGTAGTTGTGTCAGAACATTTAGTCAATAAAATATATTTTATGCTATAATCAGGGCAAAAAGCCTGCCCGGTATTTGTTACTGTTCCAACATTATTTCCAGTTGTTGTTGTTCCGCTTACGGTATAAAAGATTGACCCAACTATAACTCTTTCGTTAATAGAAAGAGTTATTTGTGTAGTTTCTTGCTGTGTTCTCCAACCGGTGCTACTGTCTGAGCATTTTGTTAGGGAATAATAAACCGGCTCTGATGTTGGGCAACCCGTTTGGCCGGTATTGGTTACCGATCCAACACTACTTCCCGTTGTTGATGTTCCGGTTACTATATAGCTTTGAGCGCCAACCGTTACCCTATCGTTTGTATTAAGGCTTATTTGAGCGGTTGTTTGTTCGCTTCGCCAACCTCCCGTATTATCGCTACATCTTTCTAAAGTGTAGTAGAAAGGCGTTGGAGCAGAAGGGCAACCAGTTTGTCCGGTATTTGTTACCGTTCCAACGCTTGTTCCGCTTGTTGTGGTTCCAGAAACCCTATAATCGTCACCAACGCCATTTTGAACCCTATCGTTATTAGATAGTGCAATTGCGCTTGTTTGTTGTTCTGTTCGCCAACCGGTGCTTCCATCTGAACATCTAATCAATGAATAATAGTTTAGCGTAGGAGTAGAAGGACAACCAGTTTGACCCGTTGTTGTAACATTTCCAACGCTTGTTCCCGTTGTTGTTACTCCAGTCACTATATAATTAACGGATCCAACCGCAACCCTATCGTTGTTAGAAAGTGCAATTTGATTATTTTGTTGGGCGGTTCGCCAACCGGTGCTTCCATCTGAACATTTCTGTAAAGCATAAAATTCATTTGCCGGTGCGCTGCACTCGGTTACGCTTTGAACCTCACCCACTCCGCCACTAATAGTAAAGTAAAAAGCATTTACCATTAAATAGCTTCCATTTACTAAAGGACTTGTTGTGTTTGCCGTTGTATAAACAAGATCGCCAATTGTCGGATATGTTCCCGCTCCATCGTGATAGGCTGTAATGTCTGGCACTTGTTCGCATGGATTTGGAAACGCATTGTTAGACCTTTGAAAAGATGTCAATTCTACCGGAACCGGGCAACCAAATAAACCGGTATCGGTTATTGTTCCAACCGTTGAGCCAGTTACGCCTTGTCCTATAATAGTATAATTTACCAAACTTGAATCTTGAACCCTTCTGTTATTGCCAAGCGTTATCTCATTTGTGTATTGCGCCGATCTATACCCGGTACTGCTATCGCTACATTTTTGTAATAAATAAAAGTTAAGACTAACAGTACATGTATCGTCTACATCAATTAAATTAGCATTAGGCGGTACGCTTGGCCTTGTGGTGGCGCAAAAGTCGTTGCCATCGCTATCAGCTTGTAGCGTAACCGTTTGAAAAGCCATGTCACAATCGTAATAAGAATAAGTGATTGAATTGTTTTGATCGTCATTTTGAACCCTATATGTCTTGCAATTAGTAATAAAAGGAATTGAGTAGCTTATTTGATTTGCCTTAAAATCAATAACCGCATCTATTAATTGGTTTCCTAAATGCGCCGAAAAATCATAAATATTTGATTTTACATTAAATTTTAAAGTGTCTATTACTAGCGGCAAAGTTTCAACTAAATTTACAAATTCAATTTTTAACCTATTATGTAAAAAAATAGGTATTTCGTTGTTTAACTTCTTAATGCTTCCATCGTAGCGTTGTATTTTAACCCTATTGTCATTTATCCTTTGTTGTGCTGCCAAATCTTCTATGAAGCGATAGTTTATATCACTAGACCTTTTAAACATCGGCAAAACGCCTTTAAATTCATCACCAACCGGAGCCATGTAGCCCTTTAAGAATTGATTAAAAGTACTTCCCTGGTATATATCTTTGTATTCTAATTTATTAGTAAGTTTTTTTGTCGTTGTTTGAGTTGTTACCGTTTCTAAATCTTCGCCACTGAATATAAATTTTTCCGGCTCTGCCGTTGCGGTTTTGACATACAATAGATTTTTCCAATTAATTATGGAACCACCTAAATACATAGCTACATGAAAAGGCGAAGTTGTGGCGGGTTGCCCAAAATTTACAATAAAATTATGCGGCAAATATCCGCTTGTAACATCTGTAATATTATAGGCAATTTCTTTATTGTAAGTAAGCCATTCACCCCTTCCGGCGTAATTAAATTGATTTGTAAATTCGCTGCTTTGCCATTCGTTTGTTTGGTCATTAAAATAAAAATCTTCAAAATCGCTAGTTGGCTCACCTTCCGAATAACGTCTAAATGTTGCTAATAATTGATAAGGAACCGAATAAGAAGCTATTATTAATGGATAGCCTCCATTTTCCATCTGAAGAACAAAAGAAAAATCAAAAACAGAATCCAAATAAGGCTTTGCCCCGGAATAAAATTCATTTTGTAAAACACGTACAAAAGCTGAATCCGTACCTATTATTTTAATTGATTGGCCCCTTATTCCGTTAGTAGAAAGTTCTACATTGTTAGGATCAATAAATGACCAATTTTCAAATCCATCTTCAAAATTTCCGTTTGGAATAAAATTAATTTGCTCAGATAATAATACTTTGCTTTTTACCTCAATTACGCCGCCGCTAGTTTCTTTAATTAATGTTTCGCTTACGGGCAACCCTTCAGTTGGAATACTTATAAATGTATTTTTAATTATATTTTCAACGTAAACGCCTTCGCTATTGTACCTTCTATAATCTATATTTTCTAAAGAAGTTATGTCGGCATTATTAATAATGTAAAAATCTAAATCAGTTTGAAATATTCGGCAGTTAAAGCCGCTTAAAATTGAAAATAAAACCTCTGAACAATTGTATTTATAGGTGTTTTCATCTGTATAAGTACTTGTGTTAATTGTTAAATCTTCAAATACATTCGTAACCGCCGCCGCGTTTTCTTCTTTTAAATCTGTTTTAACATAAATATTGTACGTTAAACCCGTTTCTAATAGTACTTTATGTAAACACTCCCAAAGTGTCACCTCGTTGTTAGGTGTTAAAGGAAAATCAACTCCTTTAAGCAATCCCAAGCCATCAACCGCCTTAAAACTTACATTAAAGGGCGTTGAAGTAATGCTTTGTTCGTATGTATCTTGTATTAAATAGCCTTGCCAAAAGGCCCTATAATTGTCAGATGTAATACCTTGTTGCCAACCAACTGAATAATCGTTCCAATTTTCTGCAATTGTGTTCCAAACCTCGCTTTCATCGCCCCAATAGTCATTTGATAATTCCCAATTTTCTGTTTTATCTTCCCAAAAAGGAACGCGCGTTTCTGCATAATAAACTTTAACTAAAAATTCTCGTTCGTCAAAATCGTAAAAATCTTCATAAACAACAAAATCCGTTTGAATTAAATTCACTTCGCAATTTGAAGCAATTAACGGGTCGTAAAAATCATTATTTTGCTCCCATGACAAAACAACGGGGCTTCCGGTTCCAATTAAAGGAAAAACCGTATCTGAATAATCTTTTTTTAATATTTCTAAACGCCTTTTATTGCCTTGTGCATCTGAAAAATCTAAACGATATTTAACGCCGTATGCCATAACTTACTTTATTCTCGATCTTGTTTTTTCTGCTTTTTGTAAAAGAACAACTAAATCTTGGCCGTTAATCCTAAATTCACCCGTTACGTTTACATTACTATTGCCGCCATTGCTACCTATAATATTCTTTAATTTATCCAAAGGCGCTATAACTTCAGGATTTGATCTTGCACCGGGATATTCACCAACAAGACCCATTGTAGGCCCCGAAACAATACCGCCATCTGCAAAAGCTGAAAACCCTCCACTTTGAACCCTTGTAGCCAATCCAGTTAATACGGTTCCTAAAGCTATCGCAGCTATTCCGGCAACCAATCCTACTCCGGGTATTGCAAAAGTTTTAGCCAAAGTAGAAGCCGCAACCGCCGCCGCTCCCATTTGTTGTAATAAACCTCCTAAAACGCCTAAAATTGCACCGGCTAAAGCCCCCATCATGTTTTTTCCTTCAACTATTGCACTAGCTAATGCCATTCCCATAGTTTCTGCTATTTGCCCAAAATTTATTTCAAAAGCAACTTTTAAATTTTCTGTTCCTTTTTTTATCGTTTCAAAATACGATAGCGCTTGCGTTGTGCTTTCTTTAAGCGCGTTGGTGTCTATTCTTAATCCAAATTTATTGACATCAAAAAGACCCTTAAACAATTCATCGCGCTTGCGTTGTGCTTCCTCACCGTTTATTACTTCTACATTTTCAATTTCTAGTCTAGGCGTTATAACCGTTGCCGCTGATTTGCTTTTTTCAGGTGCATTTGGCATTAAAATAGTTTTGTAATCTAAGCCGTTTCCTCCCTTTTGACCAATAGCAGAGGCCGCTGCATTTGCCGTTGCCGCTGCATCTACAATCTTTTTGCTTTCTTCAATAGCCAACCTTCCGGCAATAGACAAAGGAGCGGCTATACCGCTTAATGAGGTTTTTATTTGCTCCCAAGTGCTTAAACTAGGCGCAATTTTATTTGCAGCAACTAAAAAGGCAACACCCAAAGCCGTAACCGCTGCCGCTGCCGCAATAAATGGATTTGCCAATAAAGCGGTATTAACAGAAACAATTGCAACTCTCAAACCCGCCAAACCTTTAGCCATTAAACCAATAACAATAAGCAGAGGCCCAATGGCCGCAGCAATTCCAGCAATAACAACTATTGTTTTTTTTCCTTCTGGACTTAGATTTTTGAAACCTTTTAAAATGCTGTTTAATTTAGTTACAACCTTAGTAAATAAAGGTAAAATTACCTCGCCAAATAACGCGCCCAATTCCTTCATGCTTTCTTGAAAAACTCGCATTTGGTTTGCGGCCCCATCTGAAGTTCTTGCAAAATCGCCAATTGCATTTTCAGATTTAGCCATTACAAAGGCGTAACGCAATTGTACCTTCTCGGCTTGCGTAAAAGATTTTATGTTTTTTAATGTACCTTGTTCAAGTGCAAACTGCGCTAAATTGGCTTCGGTCATTACAATACCAAGGCGCTTTAAACTTTCGGTTTCGCCGGTAAACACGCCGTTAAGCGCGGTTGTAACTTCTTCAATGTTCATGTTCTTAAAAGAAGCTAAATCACCAGCCAATCCCACTAAAGAAGTAGATAATTTTGCGGCTTCGGAAGTGCTAACGCCCATTGAAGTGGCCATATCGCCAAACAACGCTGCCATGTCTAGGGCCGTACCCTCGGCAATACCAAAACTTTCTAAAGTTGTTTTAGCAAAATCTCGAACCTCATTAGAAGAACCTTTAAAAGCTACATCAACTTTATTAAGGCTTTCTTGAAAATCGGAAGCCATTTTAATTGCAGCGCCCCCGGCTAATATAATTGGAGCCGTTACAAAAAGGCTCATTGATTTGCCTATTTTAGTCGCTGAATCACCAAAAGATTTTAATTTCTTTTCAGCGGCGTTTAATGAAGCGCTTAATTTAGTAGCGTCACCGGTTAATATTACCTTTAATTCATTTGATGCCATATCTAAAAATATATTTTACAAAAATAACCAAAAAAACACAATTTAAAAAAGCAGCTTATTCACTTTAGCCTCAAAGGCTTCTTTTTGTTCTTTTGTGCTTTGCGGTTCTTTGTTTGTTTTGCTTATTGAATCTTGCGGCAAAGAAAATAACTGATCGGGCCGCTTTGCATCGCCTTTTTTAGTTATGTTGGTGTTGTGAATCCACGATGCTAAATACCGCGTCATTTCCCAATTTAAATTTGTTTTTATGATATAACTTTCGCCCAACAAAGCGTTTTCTTTCCATGTTTGGCCCCAAAATTTATGAGGTTCTATTCCGGCTTGTCCAATATAGAAATCCAATAAGGTGTTCCAATCAATTGGGCTTATGCTTTTTTTGGTTTTACCGCCCCTTTTGGATCCGCACCCCTTAAACCGCCGTTTAAATCATTACCTAAAATACGGCTTTGAGCAAGCGCGTTTGTAATATTTGTAAAATCTTCGGTTGTTAATTCATCACACCAAGCGCCCACTTTATAGACATTGTAATCAATTGAATTTCCTTCTTCTTGGTCATAAGCTAAAATTCCGGCGTACACTAAGGCTCTTAATGTATTGAAATTCATTTCGGCGCTAAATACTTTGTCGATTTGGCCTATTGAAATGCCTAATTCGTCTGTAAAAGCTGCCCAAAAATTCATTGAAAAGTGCATTGTTCTTTGTTTGCCGCCTAATTTAATAGCGAAAAACCCCCTTTGTTTGTTTACCATTTTTCCTTTTTTTAAAATTTAACCAAAAAAAAGGCAGCCTTTATGACCGCCTTTTATATTATTATTTATTGTCAATTATACATTTGCAGATTTTACAATCGCGCCGGTAAGAGTTATCGAACCCGAATAAGAAACGGTGCTTTCCATTTCTGCGCTTTGTTCTACTGAAGAAATAAAACCTTCAGCGGTATAAATAGCATCACCAGTTGTCGAAGTTCCGAAAACACACGTTACAACGGTTCTGTTTAGAATATAGTCAATTAATTCAATTGCGCTTGCTGCATCTGAATAATCAACAAGCCCCTCAAAAGAAATCTCGCCGCTTCTAAGTCCTGAAATAACTTCAGAAAATCCATTGCTGTCTTTTGTGGTTGCATCTGGTAAATCGTGCGAAATTGTAAGGGAACATGAAGTTGTATGTCCTATTGTGTCACCTTCTACTTTCAAAAGTAAGTTGGTTCCATTAAATACTCCGGTAGTAGCCATATTTTTAATTTAAAGATTTATTTTTTGTAAAGATAATATATTTTTTTCTTATTAATTAAAGCCTAATGTTATAACATTTATAAAAGATGTTTTAATGTCAGAAGTAGTCATATTTTATTTATTAAATTCAATCCAGTTTAATTCTTCTTCACTCCAAGAGTACATTTTACCATCTGTTGGGTATTCAATAGGAGAATCCCATAAACAAGTTTCCTCGTTTAAAATCCAGCTATTAAAAGGTTTTGCAGGAATAAAAGCATCTAGCGTATTGTTGTACGAGAAACCTATTCCAGCGTAGTTTTTTCTAAGAGGTGTTGACGTAGACTCTAACCCAGTTGTTGGGTCGTAGTGCTTGCCTCCTCTTGTGTTGTACGATGTCTGTAACCATTGACCTGGAGAGTCATCAACAAAGTTGTTAAAAAAATCAGCCTCAGCAACTATTACTTTAGTTACTATTCCATTTGATACTTTTGCGTAGTGTGCCATAGTTGTTATGCGGTATATGTTCCGCTTGAGTTATATGTTAAAATCGTGTCTGTTCCGTCTGTTGTAACCGTAGGGCTTCCAGTCGTGGTGTTTGAGTAGTTTGCCGTTGGCATTCTTAGTATTACTACTCCAGATCCACCCGCTCCACTGTTTTTACCATCCCCACTACCTCCGCCGCCAGATCCGGTGTTTACAGAGGCATTAGTCCCATTTGTTGTTGATAAACCGCCATTACCGCCACCCCCAGAGCCCCCGGCCCCAGCAGTGTTTCCTCCAATTCCAGTACCTGCTGTACCTCCCCCGCCTCCGGCTCTAGTAATTGAAGATCCTGTTATTGCCGAAGCTAATCCATTTCCGCCTGCGCCTCCAGATGCAGTAGCAGTAATTCCGTCCGCGCTTGCGCCACCACCACCTGCGCCAGAATAAGGATGAGCGGTCATTGATGTTCCTCCTCCGGCATATCCTTGACCAGAAGTTCCAGATACGGGGCCTCTTGTTCCTGTGTTAGTAGTTCCTTGCCCTCCCGCACTACCCCCGGAAACAGCAAGATTAGAATTTGATCCTCCTCCTCCTCCTCCTATAGATGTTATTGTGCTAAAAACTGAATCAGCCCCATTCTCGCCTACATATTGGTATTGGCTAGGGTATTGAATAATAGCCCCTCCCCCGCCTATGGTTACTGTATAAGAAACCCCGGTACTTAAAGTTAAAGAGGTTTCACTTGCTCCGCCACCCCCAGAGGTTTCAGAATTATATGAATTTCTATATCCACCCGCTCCTCCTCCTCCTCCGTTACTACCTCCGGAAGCGCCGCCAGCAACAACTAAAAAGTCAATAGAGTAGTCTGTTATAATAGGAAATATTAAATTTGCCCCAAAGTAAACAGCAGATAATTCAGTAGCCCCTTTATAGACTTTTGATAGTTGCGTTGTGTTTTTATAAATTCCCATATTACGAAATAAAGTAAATAGTATTAGCGTCTGGCGTTAAAGCGTCGTATTCTCCTTGTGTTCCCGACCAATATTTTAATAAACTAGCCTGCCCGTTTTCGTTAATTGTTCCGCTAACTTCTAAATCAATCCACTCGGTTAAGGTTCCGTCTGAAGCTAAGACCTGCCCGGCGGTTCCTAAGTTTCCAGCACTATCTTTAATGCCGCCTAATGCGTTAAAATCGCCTTCTATTGTTATATTTCCGTTCGTGTCAAAAGCAACCCCCGAAGAATTGCCTAAACCGTCGGTTAATAATTTAGGCGTTGAGGTTAAGGCGCTATCGTCTATTGTTTTAAGTAAGCCGTCGTAAGTACTTGAAATTGTTTTGCCCGTTAATGAAGCCATAATTTTATTTTTATGTTACAAAGATAATAAACTAAAGACTATTTTTTTATTAGAACAAAATTAAGCAAAATAGAAAATGCCGCCGCAACAATTAACCAAAGAGGCGTTTTATATCTTACAATCTCAATAGCTTGTTTTTCGGTGCTTTTTACTATTGTGCTTTTGTATTTCTTTTCAATACTTTGCACTATGCTATCTAAGTTAATTTTAGCCGTTATAGTGTTGTTTTTACCCTCTATCGTTATGTTTCCTTGTGCGGTCACTAATCGCTGCTTAAAAGGCTTTAAAATGCCTAATGTATCGCATGGGCTTTCTATTAAAAAACTATCTTTTACCGCTTTAAAAATATAGCGGTCTTTTGTTATAATAATTGTATCGTTTTTTACAATTTCTTTTGTTTGTTTTGTGGTTTTTTTTGCCGCACAACTTAGAAATAAAAGTAAAAATATTAAACTAAAGTATTTCATTTTTTTTGGGTTTGCTTTTTATCTCTAAATTAAAGCCTTTAGGGGCCAATTTAAGCAACTTTTTAATGGTTTTAACGCTATTAGTTACGTCTTTGTAGCTATCGCCATTAATATCAGTTAATTTTTCGCCTAATAATATACACCCCTTTATCTCAAAATTATAATTTCCCGGGTGAATCAATATAAAAGTTCTATTTTTTACGTCTAAAACATGGTAATGGTTTCCGTATTGGGCGCTCTGCCTATTAACAACCTTATATTCTCCTTCTGGAATACAACTTTTTTGACTTTTATTTTTTAGCCAAGGCAACTCTAAATTCTTACAACTAAAAACTTTTTTGTCTTTATTATCAAACAATTCAAACGATCCGGTAACTTGCAAATCTTGGAAATTTTCTCTAATAAGTATTGCTTTCATCTTCTAAAATTTTTTGTCTTTATTGTTTTTTAAATTAATTTATATGCTTTTATTGCTTATATATACATAATTGTACTAAATAAGCTAAAATTTTTTGTCTTTATTGTTTTTTATTAATGACCTTAAACCGTCAATGATAGTATCTGGAGCAAATAAAAAACCAATGCCTACGATTAATAGTATTGCAAATTGAAACACCTTACTATCTTCTACGATAAAAATATAAGTAATTCCGGCCCCTATAATTAAGAGGCCCAATAGGGTGGTTTTCCAACTTGCAACTAAGTTTTTCATTTATTTTTTTTATACATTAAATACCATTTGTGGGCTGTGTAGCCAATAGCAACCGCCGTTAATACTATTTTTAGCAATAAGTCTATTTGCATAAAATTAAAACCCAATGCTATTACATTAATAAAAGCAATTTTTAAGTCAGTTGTAGTCATTTTTATAAAATTAAATAGGCTGAACCTTGTTTGAAAGTTCTAATATTGCCCTATAATATGTATGGTCTTTTAAATCTTCTTCTAAATAAGTAATCCCTTCATTTTCGCTAGTGTAAACTTTAAAACCGTCGGCATTTAAATCAAAATACCCTTCGGATCGTGTTCTAACTAAAGCTAAAATAGCGCTCATTGCTAAATTACTATCCAATTCACCGCCATTGCTTCCTACAAACTTAGTAACCACCTCTATGCGGGTTAAAACTTGCATCGTTAAGCTAGTTTGGTTTTGATCTGTTTCGTTATTAGAAACGCTGTACACTATAATATAAGGCGTAACCGCATTGCTAGGAACCCTATTGTAAATTTGCAAAGAAGAACCATTCAAAACAATCTGCCCGGTTAATTTTGCGATAATCGCCTTTCTCACAAAATGAATACACTCTAACATTACCTTAAAAGTTTTTTAATTTTGTTTTCTATTTTTTCTAGTCCTTTTGACAATCCTATTCTTGCGCTACTAAATAAAAACGGCCTTGCTGGCAGGTTTACTGATCTTATATCTTTGCCCCTAAACCTTTCTGCATAAGATGTTGGTATTCCCAACTCTATTAAATCGCTAAAATTTCTTTTGCCTCCGGTTCCAAACTCAACATAAGGCGCGTAAGGAGCCTTTGCTACAATCGCTAATGTTTTGCCTTTGGCTTCTACTGTAATATTTTGTTTTAAATTTCCAGTATCTACTACGACGCTTTGTTTAGCTATTCTAGCAACATCAAAGGCAATAGAAGCCACTTCTTTAGACAATTCCTTTTCGCTAAGTATTTTTAACTTAGTAATCTTAGAATTTAATCGTGCTAAATCAGCGCTAACTATCCTGGCTCCTATCATTAATCTATTTTTGTAGCTATTAATTGAGTATAAAATGCCAAATCTGTTTCAAACTTATCATTTATGCGGTAAATTTCCGTTTGGCCCTCTAAAACAAATGTATCGCCAAGGTTAATATTATCGGCAGTCAATTTGCGCATGGTTATTATAACCTCGGTGCTAAGTGTTCTTTTTCCGTTTATTTGGCTTATTTCGCCGCTTATTGGAACGAAATTACACCAATAAGTGTTTGTTGAGGCTATCGTGTTGTTGAAGCCACCATAACCATCTGAAACGCTTGTGTAAGTGCTTACCGTTATCCTTATATCTAATTTACCTGATTGCATTAAATAAACATCATTTTATAAGAAGTTAATAAACTTTTAACGTCTGTTTTAACCGCCGAAACGATTGTGCCGGTAACATAGTCGGCCCTATTGTCGTAAAGAGTGCTTACAAGCTGTAATAAGGCTTGTTTAATAAGGCCGTCATTAATACCAGTTGTCACATAAGTGGCTTTTACTTCTAAAGCTGGCCCGCCATTTAATTGAATACTTAAATCGTCTAAACCTAATTCTTGAAAAGTAACCTCAACCCCTTCAGCGGTAACACTTGAAACGCTTGTTACCGGGGCAAAAGGCAAATCAAATAAACCGGAAGATTTTGGCAAATAATAAGTTCTGTTTTTTGAAACAATATCTCGCGAAATATAGTTTTCGCAAAAGATACGAGATTGAATAATCATGTCAGCAATCAAATCATCGTCGGCAGACGTATCTATTCGAACATAGTTCTTTACGTCGGCTAAACTTATTATTTCGGTTCCTATTGTGGAATTAATTTTAATCTGGCGCATTTATTTTTTTTTAGTGCTTCTGTTTTTAGGCGATTTATGTTCTTTTGTTTCAAAAGAAGCCTTTTCATGCTTTATTGTTTGCTTTTCTTCTGGCTTTTCAGCCACTCCAACGGCTAAATAATGCTTTGCAATATCAGGATTTACCTCTACTATTGTACCTCGTATATGCGTCTGCCTTCCATCTACAACGCTTTTTAACATTAACACTTTCATAACAATTTGTTTTAGTTATTTGTGTAAAGATAAAAAAAAAGGTGCTACTAATTAAAGTAACACCTTTTTAAACCAAAACCATTATGAAATTTAAACTTAGTAAAGATATAAAAAAAAATACACCCTCAACACAAAGGTGTATTTTTCCATTTCAAACACTAACTAAACTATTTCTTTTTATAGTCGCTATAAACATTTAAACCCGACACGCCAACCATCAATAACATGACAACAAAAGCGTATGTATTCCAGTTAATAAAGGTATTTACTACCCATACTGATAGCACCATTAAAAACAATATAATATTTCCAATTTTTTGTGTTTTCATAAATTTTATTTTTTATAAGTTACATAAATATAACAAAAAGTAAGCAATAAAATTGCAAATCCAATTCCGTAGATCATCTCAAAAGTTTCTTTTTCCATTAAAAAAAATCGTTTAGTTTTATTAATCCATATCGCTCAATTTCATCAATTGCGCTTTGCTCTAATATACTCATAATTGCAACATCTCCGGCGTAAATTTCCATCACTTCAAAAGTGCTAGGCTCTGGCGCTTCTTCATAACCTCCAGGCGTTCCTTTTATATATTCTCCTTCGGCAATTAAATTTACACCGCCATATTCAATCTTAATTCTTCTAATGTTTGACATCTTTATAAGTTACTTCAATGTTATTAATTAATTTCTTTTTAAATTCTACTAATTTTTTTTGCAAAATTATGTTTTGACCAATATTTGCATGATCTATAATATTTTCTAAGTCGGCTATAAGTTCTTTCATTTTAATTTTAACATTTACAACATTCTTTTTTTGGAATAAATAACGCGCCATCTTTATAGCTGAAAGTCAATGCCAATGTAAACACAATAATTATTATAATGGCGTAATGTGTTGTTTGTTTCATAATATTTGGTTTTTAATCTTATGCTAATTTAAAATAAATTTTTAATATACCAAAGAAAATAAAAGAAAATTTTAATATTAATTTTTAAGCATAAAAAAGCCCCACCAATTTGGCAGGGCTTAATTTGTGAAAAAACTATTGTTTAGCCTATTGTAAGTGCGGTAATATCGGTTGCAAAATCACCAGTTACAAAGCCTTTAGGTAAGTAATTAGTTAAAGCAACCCTTTCAGATACCAATACCGTTACGAAACCTTTAGTTACGTTATCGCTATCTTCTCTGAAAAATTCAACACTAATATTCTCACGAACCCACAATTGAGTTCCCATTGCAAAGTTTCCAACTAAGTAATCGCCAGTAGGAATAGCTGTATTTATTACAACTGGAATACCCATAAAATTAGGCGCTAATCCGGTATAAACTTGCTTTGCCAAATACTCGCTAGTCGTAGATTTTAAAAGTAAAATCTTGTGAAAATCCGTTGGATTTAGCATGATATAATCGGCGGTGTAATTTGCCAATGCTAATTGGTTAATCGCAACAACCAAAACATCAAATTGATTAGGTGTTGGAACCGCAGTTGCAAAACCACCCGCAGCAAATGCCGTTGCATCTGTTATGATACCGGATAAATTTACACCCGTTCCAGAACCTGAAAGAATCTGAGTATCTTCAACCTCTAAAAGTTTCTGTGGCGCTCTAGCAGATAGATAGGAAGTTAATTGAGGCGTGTCTGCTAACATTTCTTTAGAAATTCTAAAGTAAGTTTCAATAGACCTTACATTGGCATCTGCCGCCGTCATGTCAAATTCAGATTGAGCCGCTGCGGCCCCTTGTGCTTTTGGAGCAGCCGCGTTTGTGAAAGCGCTTTCTTTTACGAATCTTACAACATCTGAAGTTGTGGATCCTAAAGGAATTAATTGTCTTACATGTACGGGTCTTGTTGGGTCAAACTTGTACCCGGCCACTCTATCGGCTGGAATAACCTCGCCTGTAAAATTAGCGGCTACCGTCATATCTGCCTTGATTTCAAAACTTGCGCTTCGGTCTTTGCCTTTTACCATGCCTTCAACGGCTCCATCGCTTAACGCTTTGGCTAAAGCATATTTAAAAGACTTAGGTTCTGAGGCTGAAAAGTTTTTTTTCATTGAAACTTCAGAGGCATCTATTCTTTCATTTATTCCATTGAATTTTAGCTCTAAAGCCGCAATTTCATTTTTTAAAGCAACGTCAGCTTCACCCGTTGCCGAATCTTTAGCTTGGCCCACTGCCTTTTCAATACGCGCATCTAATTGCTTAGTAATTAGATCCATTTGATCTTTGATATTTTGATCCATTTTATTTATTTGTTAAGTTATTAATTAAATATTTCCATATTTCGCTTTCGTCATTTTTTACAATTTCCGGCAAAGTGCCTAATGGCGGCTTTGTGGCATTTACAAAAATTGATTTAAGTTTATAAAGTTCTGCTTCTAATGCGTAACCTAATTCATCTGAGATGTCAGATTTTCTAATTAGTTTCGCTACGTTATCGTATTTTAAAGATATTTTTTCCAAATCAACATTCCCTTTAGCATCTAACATAAGGGCCTGATCATTTGCGGCTAATGTAACGGCGCTAATTTCAAAAAGTTTAACTTCTCTAATCTCACGTAAACCGTTTGCCATAGTGGCCTTATTTATTGGCAATATACCAACGCTATTTTCTGTAATTACACCCGCTTTAATTAGCTGCATAACATCTTTACCCAATGTTGTTAAAGGGATTTGAGCCTCAAAAACTAATCCCTTTTCATCTTCAAAAAGATTTAGCATCTTACCTAAAGGCATATCCATGTTATGTTGATATAAATACTTAACGCGACTGCCATTTTCTTTTATGGTCTTTGAGTAAGCGCCATTTAAAATAATGTCACCATCTGAATCTACATTGCCAAACACCGAACCGTAACCTTTAATAATGCCGCTTTTATCGTCTGCATCAATAAGTTCACCCATTGGCGCTGCTTTATATAACATCATAATTCTAAATTTTTGTAAAGATAATCTATTTTTAATTTAATTTTTAAGCTAATCCAAAACCTACATTTTCAAAAGTTCCTATTGTATCTGCTTCAGGCTTTGGAAACGGGGCCATTGAACAACGGCAGTTAATGACATTCCTTCCCGATCCTATTCCAGGCCTTTGTATAAGTTCGCCACCAACTGAAAAATCTTCATTAAAATCAACAATTTGACCGCTTGCTTCTCTATGCCATTCCCTTTCCCTTCCATCTAAAGAAGTAATCCATTCTTTTTGCATATCGGCCCCGGAAAAGACATCTTGCGCGCTTTGATAGGTTGCTGCATTTGCCGCGTTTGTTGCCTCGGTTCTTACTAATCTTCTGGCTTGAAAATTACTATAATGATTATAAGTCCGCCTTAACATTCTTGACTTCACAATTTCGCCTTCTGTTTGAAATATTGGATCGGCCATTAATTTCTTTAAAACTCTAATCAAATTTTCTTTTGCGGTTCCTTGTACTAAAGAAACTTTTTGCGCAGCTACTTGAATACCATAAGACCTAAAATAAGCCCTCCAAGGCTCTTGATTGGCTTGTATGTCTAAGTCTTTTTTAATATACTTTTGATTTTCTTTTGCGTACCAATTAGCAAATATTATTCCTATTTTTTCGTAAAGTTCTTCATATCGTTTAGAAAATCCATCAATCGTAAATACGCCCAATAAATCGGGCGTTGTAATTGTATTTTTATTTCTGTAAATTTCAATTGCTTTTTCACTTTCTGCATTGTAATATCTTCTAAAGTCCTTAACGCTTTCAGCTTCGGCCCTATTTAAAAGCCTTTCAAAATCTCTTTGCCATTTAGCCGCATTAATCATTTATTAATGGGTCTTTCATATTCATAGGAATTAAATTTGCCGGAATAAAATAATCGTCTAGTAAAGGGTTTTCATCTTTTCCAAAGTACATTGCTTCCCTTTTTTCGTTTGGCGTAACCCACCAAGCGTTTGCTAATTGGATAACCATTTTATCCATATCTTCCTGTAATTCAGGAACGCTAGTAAAATCAAAATCAATAAATATATCGTTTCCGTATTGAGGCGTAAGCCATCTATTTAACTCGTCGCGTATTTTAATAAGTTCAGGAATAACGGCGTTTTGATATAAAGCCTTCTTAGCCTCTTTCATGTTATTGTAAGTGCTGCTATCGGTATTGTTTAATAGCTGAACCGGAACGCCGTAAATGTTACATAAGTCCTTTATCGTTCCGTTGTATTGTTCAATCAAAGCCAAGTCACTTGCTGGCAATCCGAAATTGATCCATGATAATTTAGCTGGCGTAATGATAATATCACCCGCATTTTTGCTGCCTTGGTGCTGGCTTTTAAATTTATCTTTTAGTTGTTGCGCTTGTACTTCGTTTACGGAACCATCTTCAGAAGATAATAAGCCCCTTCCCATCTGGTTCTGTAAATATTTAACTCCGGTTGTTAAAGCCTCGTTGTTTGCCGTCAATGACCTTAGACCGGCCCTAAGAGGGCTTTGTCCGTATAAATGAGTTCCCGTTCCGTCATAGTCTGGGTTAAAGTCTTTAATATGGCAAATAGTGTCTGCCGATGCTTCAAAAGTTCCGTTGTAAATAAGTTTATACCCTTGAATTGGCTGCATCATTCCACCGCTTACAATTTCCATATTTTGCGATGGAAGCACGTATAATTCAGTAAACTTATTTGCATTGGCTCCGGTATCTGGCCCCACGCCGTATATATATCTGTTTCCGGTAAGCCTTCCAAAAGAAATTACTTCTGTTAGCCATGCGGTATAAGATTGTGAAGGATTGGGCCTATCTAATAGCTTCTGCAATGGGTGTTCTAAAGCCTCGGTAAAAGCCCTTTTTTTAAGTATGTTTGCTTTTAACATTGCACCGGCATCTAATGTACCCGATGTCATTGATTTATAAGTCTTGGCGGCTCCTTTGTCGGAAATCTTATAAACTTGTAAAGGAATTGTGCAAGCGGCGTTTGATATTTTATTTATTATAGAATAAACGGTTGCGTTTGTTTGATAGCCTTCTTTTATGTAAGTGTCGTCATTTTCTTGGTTCCAAATAATAGAATTTCCTAAAAAATTATAGAGCGCTTTGTTATAATTTATATTTGTATTTTGAAGATTTTTAAATACAGATTTTGCCCTTTGAAGAAATGATGCCATTTATAAATTTTTTGTAAAAATACGAATTTTACACAACAAAAAAGTTGTTTATTAAGTTTCGTTCTATTGCATAGCTTGTTACATCAATGTGTTCATCGTGTTTTGCGTTTGGAAATGTACTCACTTGCTGAATAAATGCATCGTTCCAATTGTCTTGCACTAAAAAGACGCGGCCCCCTTCTATAAAAGGAGAAGAGGCTCTTGCTCTTTCTATTTTTGAATACCGGACAAAATTAGTAGAAAGTTCGGCTACATTAAAATTTGTTTCTCGCCTTAACAATTGCACTAATGATTTTCCAGAGGCTTTTGGTTCTACTAAAATTAGATTTATAGTAACGCCGCACGATAGTACAAATGAAGATATAAAGTTTTTTAATTCTGGCATTTCTAAATATTTGTCTATTGATTTTAAAATATAAAGATTGCCATCTTCACCTTTGCCGCTTATTTGTATGCCGGTAGGATCGTTTTTAGTGTCTTTAGTGTAAGCCCCATCAATAAACATTTCCCAATTTATATTGTTTGGAACCTCGGCTTTATTAATAATTTGAAACCAGTCTTTGCGCCATTCGCCACCCTCTAATGGAGCCGGCTCTTGCATATATTGACCTGAAAACGTGTATCTATCGGCTTGTCTTATTGCTTCTAATTCTTCAAAGGTGTGTTTGTTTTCCCATAATGGTACATTGTTTTCATCTAAGGCTGCGATTTTTAAGTGATGCCAATCTTCGCCACTACCACCATCTAGTAAAAAACCGCTTAAATCTTCTTCATGCAGTCTTTGCATTATTAAAATAATAGGTACATCTCGACTATTTACTCTTGATCTAATTGTTGTGTTGTACCGATTGTTTATAAAACTTCTTTTGACTTCTGAAACGGCATCGTCAGGCTTTAATGGATCGTCTATGATAATAGCACCCCCGGAACCTGCTCCAAACCCGGTAATTGCCCCACCAGAAGCGGTAGCGTAAACACCGCCGCCGCTATTGGTGTACCATTTCTTATTGCTTTGACTATCTTTTTTTAATTCAATAGGCCAAAGGCTTTGAAAAGAATCACTTTGCACGTATTCTTTTGTTAAACTTGAATTATCAAGGGCTAAAGCATCTGAGTAAGATAAATGTATAAATTTTGCTTTTGGATTTTTTGCCAATGACCATGCAATAAACATTTTAACGGCAATTTCTGTTTTTCCGTATCTTGGCGGTATATTGATAATAAGGCGCGTTATTTCGCCCTTAGCTACCTTTTCAAGGGTGCTGGCCAATTCTTTGTGAAATTCTGCAACCTCAAATTTACTTCCGGTATTTTCTTTAAATAAATACCTCGTAAAAAACAATAAAGAATTTTCGCATTTTTCTTTAATGATTGCATCAATACTCATTGTTTAATATTTCGTCTATTTTTCCTTTGGCTTCTTCAGACATTTTCCCAATTTGCATATTTGTTTGCACTTTCATTTCCGCTAATGCTTTTCCAAAAGCGTAATCCCGAAAGTCAGCTAATGCTTTGCTTCTTGTTTTGGAATTGCTCATTTCGTTAATTATTAGGCGCAAAGCAAAGGGCTGTTTAAGATCTAATGCTATTAGCTTTAATTCTTCTTCTGGCAAATTAAATATAAGGCCATACGCCTCTACTAGCTGAGTTTTAGTGAGGGCCTCATGCCCTTCGGCCTTTAGCTTTTCATTAAATTGTGCAAATGATTTTTTAGGCACGCCTTTTTTATTAATGTTTTGAGGGTTTTTATCAAATCCATTAGTGTTTACTTTCGGGTGTTCATTTATTTTCCCTCTGCCTCCTGCCATATTCAGTTGTTTTTCAGTTGCTTAATTGCTATATTTTATTGCCACAAGTAGGGCAAATTTCTTTGTCTTTTATTACTTCTTCTTTTGCTTCTTCTTCTTCTGCAAACAGATCATTAGGAAGGTCTAAGCCCCAATCTGTTATTTGAGCAACATTATAATCGTTTGCCAAAATATCCCAATCCCATGAGCCAAAGCCAACATTGTCTTTTATAATAAACTCACGCTTTTGCGCCTCGCTTAATCCAATAGCTTTGTCAATCCATACTTCTTTTAAACCAACCTCTAAACAAGCCTTTAAACGCATATTACCGCCTAAAACAATCATTTCTTCATCAACTATGATCGGCCTAAGTTCTAACATTTCTGGAAACGCCTTAATGCTTTCAACTAACTTTTTAAATTTATCGTCTTTGATAAATCTTGGGTTGTTTTTATTTGCTATTATTGATTTAATAGGTGCTAATTCTTTCATGGTTTTGTTGTGTGTTTAGCGTAAAGGTAAGTATATAACTCATAAATCTTAGATTGCAGCGCCTCATTTGTGTAAGATTTTCCAGATTTTGTAATAATTCCCATTTCATCAACTAACAAAAATATACCGGAATTTGTTGGCTCAGGCAATATTTTAATATTGTTTTGAATACACCAAACCATTGAATTAATTTCTAAAGTAGAAGGTTTAAATTGCGATATTTTTTTTCTTTTAGCCATTTATTTTGCTGCCGCCTGATTAACCAAAATATGTAATACGCCAATAAGTATTGCTAGTTGTATTTCATCTTCATAGGCCATGCAAATAGCCGCTATTACAACCATTAAAGTAACTATTGTTTTAACTTTATTTTCCATTTTCAATATGTTTTTGGTGTAATTCAATTCCTTTTTTAATACCATCTAAATAAGCATTGCCTTCTGTTATTGTAAACCCATTAGGAAAATAAATATTTAATAAGGCTTCTTGGTGTGCGTCTGTTAATAACATGATGTTTTGTTTTTTAAATTGTTAAAACATACTCATATCGGATAGTTGGCAGCAATATTAGAGCTCGTAATTCATAAAGTAATGATACACTAACCCTTCATGCTGAATAGTTCCTAAGTATTCATTGTGTGTTGCTTCTAATCGCATCCCTTGTCCCGTAAAAAGCATATTTATCCTTACTACTATTTCTTTACTTTCAGTATCTACCATTGCCCACATTACAGGTTTACCCTCCTGTATTTGAATATCCATTATTTCTGAATCTTCGGGCATTCTTATAAAAGTTCTGTTTTCAAAACTTAAATCGTACTTAAATATCTTGTTTTTTTGCATAATTTATAAAATACTGCTGCCAACAATTTGTATAAGTAATAGCCTTGGCAGCGTTAAGGCTTTACTCAAAGTTTTGTTTA